AACGAAACCCACAGTACGATTATTTGCTTGGTGCTGATAGTACGGCTGTGTACATGGAAGGACGACTGACTGGGCCGTTGGCCTTGTCTGGTATCACTCCAGGGAGTTCCGCTTCTGCCACAATCAATGGAAGAGAAGGACGGTTTGAACTATTACCTAACGAACAAATTGCCGAACACTATTGGCAGTTCTTAGGTGCGCCAGTTAGAGGCATTTTCCGCTTGATTGGCAAAGGAAGCGTACAGAACGTCTGACGCTTAACCATCTTCTCTTTCCCCATTGTTGAGGCATTCTCATGCTCTACCATCCCACAGAATTGGTTAAGAGCCAAGACGTAATTGTACGTGTTGGTTCCATTGACGGTGTTGGCCGTCCAGTGATCACTCAGAGTGGTGCTACCTTCACGGTGAGCGGCGCCCCCACCCTCTACACCCTCCAAGCCGCCACGACGGCTTCCGTAGCCTTCAACGATGGCAACACGGAGTTCTACCTGCTGGGCGGCGGCGGCTTCTCTGACAGCGTGATCGTCACCAGCCAGGCCACTGCTTCCATCACTTCCTACTTCCAGAAGGACGTTGACGGCACCACCTTCATCCCCAACAGCTTTGATGAAGCCTTCCAGGTGATTGCAGCTAACCGCTATAACAAGAACCAAGAAGTGTACGTTGAAATTAACAAGCAACTTGGCGTTAGCGGCACTACGTTCTACTATGATCGCGTGGCTTATACGGCTTGCGTGATGAACTATAGCGAAAGCTATCCTGCTGACAATCTCGTTGAAGTGACCTTTGACTTGATCAGCCGTGGTCGGATTGGCGTGCATCAGAATGCCACTAACACTGGCTCGCTGATTCCTTCTTCTCCTAATAGCTGATTTTTACTTCCATAGTTTGCTAGCCTCTCCTTACGGGGAGGCTTTTTTATGAACATTGCCCAATTGCGCGATATTATTACGACACTGCTAGGTGCCAGCCCCAGCTTGATTGGCAGCTATACACTGCCGGACAATACAACGATTCCTGCGCTTTATGTGGTGGGCCGACAAGGCGTGCCTCCTGAATGGAAAGTCAGCGGCCTTGAGGTGACCATTGAAGAGTTTCCTCGTGCTTCGCCATCTCCTTCTTTAGGAAAATTTAAGCGGCGTCAAGAGTGGGTGGTAGTAATTGTTAATTATGATACCACTTCATCAAATCTGTCTGCGGCAGCAGAACGGATGATGGGAAGATTTCCTGATGCGGAATTTTTTCCTTCTCCAGAAAGCGATGTTGCCTATGGGCAGTATCGCATTGTCATTCCCGATGTGAATATGGGCTATTTGGCAGCATGAAGACCAAAAAGTTTATTAAAAGTCACTGCGAAAAAGCCTGGCTGTTTAATGTCACGCAAGACGGCGATTCCTTGACTGCTGGCTTTGCTTGCTTCATTTCTAGTTGCCCTTTAGAAATAAAGATGCAGATCAACGGGGAAGAACGCATAGCAATGATACCATCTAGAGCAGCAAATTCCTCTGTGCCTTTACGAATGCTCAACGCTAGACTGTCGCTACTTCCATTAAATGGCAATGAGCAAATACTCTGATTTTTTCCTTCTCAGCTCTCCTGAGTACACCGAGATTGGGGAGAAACTGCGCCTGCGCAAATATCAAAGCTGGCTGGCAGAAGAAACTTGGATGCGTGAGGAGCAGAACAAAAGACGTGCTCAATTTACTTTGAAGACAATTCAATTGGCTCGTCATATTGCCAAAGTAAAAGGCATTCCAGAAGAAGACGCTTTTGGGCTTTTGCAAGAAGACACCCCGGAAAGATCTGAGCTATTAAGCGAATTTTCGGAAGACACTTCTCGCCTCATGAACTTGGTGCCGTCTGGAAGGGAGCAATTCGAAAGCTTGGTTACTTTATTCTTCCGTAATCGCGGCGAAGTGTTTGATGGCAAAAAGTGGAAAGCCACTGATGACTGGGAAAAGGATGATACTAATAAATTGCCGCAAGCTCTATTGCAAAAAATAGAAGGCTTCATGGCCGAAGAAAATGGAGCATTGCAAGGCGATGAGGAAGAGGAGCAGGAAGCCCCAAAATAACATTCCTGGAGCGACTAGAGCAAAGTTGTGACCAGGCTATAAATTACTCTACGGACTGGACTGGTATTTATTGCCACCTCCTAGCGCTAGCCGCCAATGATCCCATTTTTCACGCAAGGCATTTTGGGAAAGTGCCGATTGCCTTTATGCAGGTTTGCCTAGAAAACCTTCTGGAAAAGCAAAGAGAACAAGTGAATGCCCAAAGCATTGCAACTGCCAAGCTGGGAGGAGTGGTACTTTCTGCGTTGTCCAATAAAGGCAAGAAAACAAGTTTAGCTGACTTCTTGCCTTATGAAATGAAGAAAGGTTCTAATGATTTACAATCAGAAACAGAACACGCAATTAGGTGGGCGTTGAAAAACGAAAAGATGCCACCCATTGTCATTGGTCTAATTGGCGCTGAACTTAGCTAGGCTAATAGAAAGCAGTGTAAACTAAAGTGCGAATCACTGACAATGTGACAAGCAAGCTTGTGCAACTTGAAGGCATTCCAAGGATTGTTTTTAGGCGTGCAATGGACTGGGCTGAAGAAAGTTTTTTAGCCGAAATTGATGCAGTAAAATGGACTTGGCTCGGCCAGACAATAAGAGTCAATGGTGAGACGGTCGAATCTCCAAGAGACATTGTTGATATGGGAGGGTTGAGAGATAGTCAGACAAGAGAAAACATGGGTGAACTGCGGACGGTTTTTACTTGGACGGGCGGAGAAGGGGAGACTTATGCGCTAGAAGTGCATAATGGTTATGTTCATAAGTCAGGAAAACGCGTAAGGGCGAGACCATTTACTAAGGACACTATCTCTAGACTGGATAAAGTAATTGACAATTTATTTTTGCAAGAGGTGAAAAATGGCTCTTTATCAAGTTGACGTTAGTGTTCATACAGATAGCGCCGAAAGATCCATTAAAAACCTTAGGAAAGGTATTGAAGGGATCACGACAGAATTTGAAAAAGCCGAAATTGGCGCAGAAGAATTTATTGCAAGAGCCAGTGATTTAAGTAAGCTAAATAAAGAGCTCAAGGACGCTCGTGGAGCAGTTGCAAATATTGACAAAGCTTATTCTGATCTAGATAAGGCCTTGGCATCAATGCAGCGAGCCTATGGCAGCGCTAGTCAAGGAGCAGCAAAGTACCATAAAGATCTTCTCAGAATAGCAGAGGAGTCGTATAAGGAAGAGGATCGGCTGCTAAAGCAAAGAATGGCAGCCGAGAGAAAAGCGTTTGACGAAAGGCTGCAAATGGCCATCGTCGAAACAAGAGCGGAACAGCGACGTTCTAAGGCTATTGCAGATTTCAATGCTGGCATGGGAGCCAGGGGAGCCGTGCCGGCTGTTTCAAGTCCAGTGCGAGGAGGTGCTAGCCAGTTTGGAAGCCCTGCATATTTTGACGCTCTTAACAAAGACCTTGCACAGGCTATTAACGAAGGCCGTCAGCTTGACGCTGAAATAGCACAAGCAGCGGAGTCCCGGCAGCAAGCGATTGCAAATTTTCTTTCTGGAATGGGCGCTAAAGGAGCAGTTCCTGCAGCAGCCAGTTCTGTCCAAGGTAGCGTTCGACAAACTGGTAGTCCTGCATATTTTGATGCTCTTAACAAAGATCTAAGGGAGGCAATTGCCGAAGGCCGTCAAATTGACGCTGAAATAAAAAGGGCTGCGGATTCGAGAGCACAAGCACTCGCAGAATTTCGCGCTGGCATGGGCGCCAAGGGAGCCATTCCATTAATTGCTAGTCCAATTCGTGGAGGCATTGAATACGGGCCAACCAAAGGCGGCAAGGGTATTCCTAGCAGCCCAGGAAGCCCTGCGTACCTAGAGGCGATAGGCCAAGCGGCTAAAACTGCAAAGACAATTAAGCCATCCCCAGACGCTTTTCGACCAAACTCTCTTGCTGATTATGAGAATAGATTAAAAGTCCTACAAAAAGAAGCTCGTCTGATTTCTCCTGATAGCAATCGCTGGAGAGAATTAAACAAAGAAATACTAAAAGCAGAAAAAGGCATTCAAAAGATTCAGAAGAGGCAAAGCATCGGGCCCTCTGCTGGTCAAAGAGTGGGTGCCGCTGGCGGAGCATTCCTCTACGGAGGAGGGCTTGGAGGAGGCATTGCAAGCGCAGTGGGGGGAGTTGCTGGCGGCCTTGCCGGTGGAGTGCCTGGAGCCTTTGCAGGGGCCGCCATTGGTCAAGTGGCAGACAATTTGGGCACTGCCTTGGCGGGCATCACCAGTCAAGCCTCTGCTGTGCAAAGGATACAAAGAGGTCTTGCTATGGCGTCTGTCGATGCCAAAGACTTTGCGCAGGCGCAGGCAGCGGTTGGCGAAATGAGCCAAAAGCTCTTAATTCCTTTAGAACAAACTTCCAAATTCTTCACTCAACTAAGAGCTAACACAAAAGAATATAATTTATCAGTTGATGAAACTAGGGAAATCTTAGAAGGCACAGTTTTAGCCATCATGGCCACTGGCGGCAGCGCTGAAGATCTAGATGGAGCCATGCGAGCCGTTGTTCAAATTATGAGCAAAGGCGGCGTACAGGCAGAAGAACTTCGCGGCCAGTTGGGAGAAAGGTTCCCTGGCGCCGTGGTTAAATTTGCTCAAGCTAATAAACTAAGCTTTGAGCAATTGCAAGATGGCTTAGAGAAAGGCACGATTGGCATTAAAGAATTTATCAATTTTGCCAAGAAAAACTATGCAGACTATGGGAAATTTAGTGAGCAGTTAGCGACAGCTCCTGAA